ACACCTATGACGCTGTGCGTTACATCTGTGCGACGAGTGAACCGTTGCGGGAGGCGCACCCTGGGATTGATGTGGGCTTGACGAGGATCGTGCTGCCGCATGGCGGGCAGATCACTCCTGAGTCGGCTGCCGATTCGAGCAAGGATGGTGGCAAGTCCACGTTCGTGGTGTTCGATGAAACGCACCTGTGGGTGTTGCCGAGGTTGAAGCGGCTGCATCAGGTCGTGTTGAGGAACTTGCTGAAACGTAAGACCGCCGCTGGCTGGTGCATCGAAACGACGACGATGTACGCGCCAGGTGAAGAGAGTGTCGCGGAGGGTACGCACGCTTACGCGCAGATGGTCGCTGAAGGTCGCACCAAGGATTCGGCTCTGTTGTTCGACCATAGGCAGGCGGCAGCGAAGTGGAGTGTGAAGAACAAGAAAGACCGGCTTGCTGGGTTGCGTGAGGTTTATGGCCCTGCCGCTGGCTGGATGGATCTTGAGGCGATCGCTGAATCGTTTGATGACCCGCAGACGAGTGAGGCTGAGTGGCTGCGCTACTGGTTCAACCAGCCGGTGTCTTTGCAGGGTCAATGGTTGCCGCAGGCAGCCTGGGACGAGTGCCACGACGGTCGGCCTATCCCTGATGGTGCCGACGTGGTTCTAGGTCTTGATGGTTCTTATTCGCGTGACGCGACTGCGCTGGTCGCGGTGCAGATGGGTGAGTTCCCGCATCTCGCGGTCGTGGGATTGTGGGAGCGCCCGCCTGGGCAGCCTGAGTGGACTGTTCCGATCCTCGATGTTGAGGAAGCGGTGAGGACTGCTTGTGTGCGTTGGGCGGTTCGGGAGGTCACCGCTGACCCGCACTTGTGGGCGCGGTCGTTGGAGTTGCTGGCGAGTGAGGGCTTGCCGGTGACTGAGTTCCCGCAGAGCGCGAGCCGGATGACGCCGGCGACGCAACGGTTCACGACTATGGTGCTTGAGCGCCAGATGACCCACGACGGGAATCCCGCCTTGACGCGCCACGTCAGCAACGCCGTCTTGAAGAGCGACGCTCGCGGCGTTCGGATCTACAAAGAGCACAGGAACAGCGACAGGAAGATTGACGCTGCTGTCGCCTCAATCATGGCTTTGCAGCGCGCCATGACGCACGTTGAGCAGCCGCAAGCGGTTGACCCGTTCTTTATCTCATAGGAGAAACATGCCCAGCATTTTGCAGATCATCGGGCTCGTTGCGATTGTCGTGGGTGTCACTTTCATCTACTGGCCTGCGGGCTTGATTGTTGCTGGATTGTCCTGCGCCCTGATGGGGTTCTTGTTGGAGATCGGTTTGCTTAGGGAGCAGGAATGATTGGTCGTTTGCTTGGTATCGGTGGTGAGCAGCGTGCCATTTCTTACCAGACCTTGTTCGCGAGTGGCGCTGACTTTCAGACGACGACCCCTAGCGGGAAGGTCATCAACGACACGACTGCGTTGAAGATAGGTGCTGTTTACGCTGCTGTCCGGTTGTTGTCGGATACGATAAGCACGCTGCCTGCTGACACGTTCGTTCGGCAGGATGGTCAGCGGCGGCCTTTCCGACCTAAGCCGGCGTGGGTGAATAACCCTGACGCGGGGACGACTCGTGAGGATCACGTCGCTCAGGTGATGATCTCGCTGCTGCTGGATGGTAACGCTTTCGTGCGTGTTTATCGTTCGGAGTCGGGCCGCAACGCGGGCTTGCCGACCGCGCTGGTCGTCCTCGATCCCAAGAAGATTGAGGTCAAGCGAGCCGCTGACGGTGACGTTGTTTACGTCTTTGAGGACAAAGTGACGTTGCAGCGGTCAGAGATGCTGCACATCACCGAGTTGAAGAAACCTGGCGAGCTGCGTGGAATGTCGCGGATAGATCAGGTCAAGGACACCCTGGGGATTGCTGCCGCGCTGGATGAGTTCAGCGCCAGGTTCTTTGGTCAAGGATCAACAGCGTCCGGCATCCTTGAGTTGAGTTCCATGCTCACGAAAGAGCAGGCGCTCCAGTTGAAGGACACTTTCGAGGCGAGCCACAAGGGTGTTCATAAGTCGCACAAGGTCGGCGTCCTGGGTGGTGGCGCGAAGTTCGTGAGCACTCAGGTTGAGCCTGAGAAGGCGCAAATGCTGGAGTCGCGCCGGTTCGCGGTTGAGGAAGTGGCTCGGGCGTTCCGTGTCCCCCAGCACATGCTTCAAGTGGCTGCGCCTGGCGTGCAGTCATATGCGAGCAACGAGGAGAACGCGATCCAGTTTGCTGTTTACACTTTGCGCCCGTACCTGGCGAAACTTGAATCGGCGTACTCGTCGCTGCTGCCTGGTGAGGCGTTCATCAAGTTCAACATGGATGGACTGCTGCGCGGCGATCTCGGCAGTCGTTACAGCGCGTATTCGACTGCGCTTCAGTCTGGGTTTATGAGCATCAACGATGTGCGCCGGTTGGAGGATTTCCGGCAGGTTGAGGGTGGTGACTCGTATCGCGTCCCGTTGGCGAACGTGAACGTGGAGGCGGCGAACATCACGGAGCAGAACACTCGCGTCGGAATGTTGGCTCGCCTGGTGCAGATGGGCTTTGATCCGTCAGAGTCGCTGGAGGTTGTTGGGTTGCCTCCGATTGAGCACACGGGCTTGCCGAGTGTGCAGTTGCAGCAGCCAGCCACGTTGAATCCTGAAGATCCTGAAGAGGCGTATCCGGTGCGGGCCGATGTGGGGCCGCAGGAGTTCGCTGACGCGGTGAGCTCGGCGATTGGTTCGATGCAGCCGCCCGTTGTGAACGTGCAGGTGCCTGAGCCGCAGGCGCGGTCACGGAAGATCAAGCGTGACGAGGACGGCAACATCACAGAGATCGTGGAGGGTTAGGTCATGGGTTTATCAACAGCGGGCTTGAACTTGCAGGTCGCTGGTTTGACGAGCGCGGCGAGTCATGTGAGCCTTCACACCGCCAGCCCTGGCAGCGACGGCAGCAACGAGGTGTCGGGTGGCTCGTATGCGCGTAGGGCGACGAGTTGGGCTGCGGCGTCTGGCGGTAGCGTGGCGACGAACGCGAGCATCGTGTTTGACGTTCCGTCGGGGACGACGATCACTCACCTCGGCTACTGGTCTGCCTCGTCTGGCGGCACCTTCTACGGCTGGCGTGCATTGAACGCATCGCAGACTTTCTCATCTGCTGGCACCTACACGATTGCGTCAGGGAACTTGACTGAAACTGTGTCCTGATGGCTGGCCTGTTCACGCTTGACAGCGAGTCCCTGGGTGTTCTTGACACGAACGTGCTGGGTGGTTTGGGCACGGGGTTCGTTACGGGCTCGACTACGAGCAGCGGCAGCGTCACGGGAACGCTCGGTCATTCTGGATCTGTCGCGGGGTTGAGCTCTAGCAGCGGCACCGTCACGGGGACGAGCAGCAGCGGTAACGAGCCGCGTGGCTACCCGTACCGGAAGCGTCAGAAAGCGCCCGCGTTCTCTGGATCGGTCGCGGGGTCGAGCACGAGCAGCGGCAGCGTGTTGGGGCGCGTGGAGTTCGGTGGCGAGGTTCGCGGGCTCAATGTCGCTGCGGGATCTGGTGATGGTCACGCGAGGCTGATCGTCAAGCCCGTCACGTTCCACGCTGAAGGGTTCGTGAACGGTGACCTGTCTGACGCGCAGAAACGCCAGATGAATGATGAGCGTGAACTTGAGTTGATTGGTGCTTGGTAGGGAGCAAGGCATGACGATGACGCAGGCGCTTTACACTTTGAGCAATACGACCGCGACTGAGATTGTCTCGCCTTCTGTTGAGCCGCAGTTCGTGACGCTGCACAACATGACCAAAAGCAGCAACGAATACGTCCACTACGGCAACGCCAGCGTCACCCTGCTCAACTCGCCGCACTTGGACCCTGGCGAGACTTTAGCGTTGACCTTGCTCAGCGGTGAGAGCCTGCACGCCATGAGCGACCCTGATGGGCTTGATGTTGGTGTTCTAGTGCAAAAGCAAGACTGATGCCTTATTTCATTACGGACGACGCTTACGGTTGCAGCGGTTGGGCGACCATCAAGGATGATGGTGAAGTTCTCGGCTGTCACGCGACCAAGCAGGCAGCGATTGACCAGATGGTTGCGTTGTCTATGGCTGAAGATATTGAGCCAGGCGGTGAACGTAACTATCACGCGGGCACGCCAGCGCCCAAGAAAGATCAGGTCAAGGGCAGCGATACGAACAAGCCTGGCAGCGCAAGCGGTAAGTCCGGTGGGATCAAACTGAGCGACAGCACGAACAAGGCGTTGAAGACTAAGGCCGACGAGCACAACCAAAAGATGCGCGAGGATGATCGGCCTGAGTGGACTCGCGTGAGGCTTGGTGCTTTGCGTTCGGTTTACCGTCGCGGATCTGGCGCGTACTCAACCAGTCACCGCCCTGGGGTGAGTCGGGCCGCGTGGAGCATGGCTCGTGTGAACGCCTTTCTTTACTTAGCGCGGACGGGTAGGCCACAAAACAAGGCGTACACGAGCGACAATGATTTGCTGCACCCCGATCATCCGCGTTACAGCGGCGGGCGCAGCGTGCGAGCAGTCACGGTTCCGCAGTACGTCCAAGATGCGGCGAGTCGTGGCTTGGAGTTGCGTCGTCAAGGTTTCGGCGGCGATGGACTGACTGAGGGCACTATCCGTGACGCTCGACTCATGGCCCGTGGAGAGATGAGTGACGATAAGGCGGTTCGGGCGAACGCTTGGGCAGCTCGCCACGCAGTTGACTTAGAAGCCCCCAAGAACAGCGACCCCGACCATCCTGACTGGCCTGGTGCTGGTGCTGTCGCGCACTACTTGTGGGGGATCAACCCCCTAGACCCTGAGCCTGCCCGCAGGTTCTACGAATCGCAGGCAGAGAAGATCAAAGATGAAAGAGGAACGATGACGAACGTTGAGACTCGGCAGATGCAGGTTCACGACCTGGAACTGCGTCAAAAAGGATCAAGCAGCACGTTCAAGGGTTACGCGGCTGTGTTTAACAGCGACAGCGAGCCGTTGCCTTTCATTGAGCAGATTCGGCCAGGCGCGTTCAAGCGCACCCTTGAGAGCAGGAATCAGATCAAGATGTTCGTCAATCATGACGACACGATGGTGCTCGCCACGACGAGGGCTGGCACGTTGAGGTTGATGGAAGATGATCGTGGCCTGAATGTTGAGGCCGACCTGCCCGATACGAGTTACAGCAAGGATCTTGCCGTGTTGATGAAGCGCGGTGACGTGGACTCGATGAGTTTCGGTTTCCATGTTCCGTCAGGAACGGATGAGTGGAGCGCCGACGGGCAGCGCCGCTACCTCAACGAGATCGCCCTGCATGAGGTCAGCGTCGTGACTGGATTCCCAGCGTATGAGGCGACGAGCGCGACGGTTCGCAAGGCGCAGATCCTCGCGCAGCGGACGCAGACAGACGCGGAGGCGTTGGCTGACGCGCTGACCGCGCTTGAGGCTGGGAAAGAGTTGAATGACGATCAGGCCGAGTTGCTGGTTGACGTGGTTGAGCGTCAGCGCGTAAACGCGCCTCAACCGAAAACAGACTCGCTGGATCTTTTGCGTGACAAGTTGGAGTTGCTTGGGAAGTTCTAGTTAGTTCGGGGGTGCATTGGTGCGCCTGCGCGTAAGGCCCCACGAGGGAAACGCGCAGCACGTCGGTTCGATTCCGACCACCTCCACGATGCTGAGTTGCGGAGCCGCGCTCGGTGTTTCCGATTGCGGAGCCGCGTCGGTGTTAGTCCTGCGATTCAATCCAATCAAGTTAGGAGTCCACACATGGACTACATCAAGCATCTGCGTGAAGAGCGCGTGGCTGCCTACGAGAAGGCCAAGGAGATCCTTGACCGCGCAGGCTCCGAGTCCCGCAACCTTGACGCTGAAGAACGCCAGAGCGTTGATCGTGCGTTCGCGCACATGGACGACCTGAAGGCCCGTGAGACTGACTTCCGCAGCCTTCAAGACCGCGAGGAAGAGATTGAGGCGGCGACCGAGGCTCACGTTGAGGCTCGCACCGTTTCTGCTCCCGTCGTGGAAGAGCCGATGGACGACAATGAACTGATCCGCAGCCTCGCCCGTGGCGAGCGCCGCAGCATCATGTTTGAGCGTCGCGATATCACTAAGGGTTCGACTGGCGCACCCGTTCCGACCTCGTTCTTCGATCAGGTCGTCAACGTTGCCACATCGGTCGGCCCGATGCTCCGCACCTCCACCATCCTCAACACGCAGAGTGGTGAAGATCTGGAGATCCCAGCGATGACCGCCTACTCCACCGCCGCGCTTGTCGCGGAGGCTGGCTCAATCGGCGAGTCTGATCCGACCCTGGCGACCACGACCCTGGGCGCGTACAAGTACGCCTTCTTGGTTCAGGTTTCCAGCGAGCTCCTTGAGGACGCTCACGTCAACATGACCGATCTGCTCGCCACGAACTGCGGTCAGGCAATCGGCGTGAAGGTCAACAGCGAACTGACCATCGGCAACGGATCTTCCAAGCCCAAGGGCATCGTGTCTGCTGCTTCGGCTGGCGTGACCGGCGGCACCGGCGTGACCGGAAAGTTCACCTACGAAAACTTGGTGGACCTCGTTTACGCTGCTGACCCTGCTGCGCGTGCGCTGCCTGG